CACACCATATTCTTGATACACCATATCCCAAAACTTAGTTTCGTATTCTTCATTCATGTTACATTCCAAATGCTTGTGCTAATGAAGGAGGACCACCTGCCATTTGTTGTTGCATCATTTGTTGCTGTATCATAGCTTCTTCTTCTGGTGACATCTGTGGGTCTTGTGGTGTATAGAATTGTTTCATAATATCTGTTATAGCAGTTGGATACTCGTATATAGCTATAGCAGCCATTGTAGCTGCAGGGTCACCTTGTGCAGACCTAGCTAATATAGAATCAAACAATACTTGTTCAGCTTTGTTTTTACGTATACGTTCTTGTACCTTAGCTATATTTTCTAATCCATCAATATTGTCTTGTAGTGTTTCTACGTCTATAACACCTGCTTGTAACAATTGCAACCCAGTTACAATTTTTTGTGGTTCATCAAAACCAGCCATAACACCATAAATACGTCTAGTTTTAAAATCTCCACC